AACATAAAGAACAACATTCAGGAGTAGCATATGGATTATTTGTACCATCATGACCACCAGGAAATAAAGGATTGTCACTACAATCTAATCTACAATCAATCTGACGACATGGACATAAGTGTAAATCTTCATCCCAATCATCTGGATTAACAGGTATACCTGTATTATGACAATCACAAACACACTCTATATCTGCAGGCTCATTATCAGGAGTTTCGCCACCCTGTTGTGATCTACACACAGGTTCCCAAATATAACGATCACTTGGCAACGGACAACTATTGGATGTAGGTATACATTGATTGTTCAGGCCTGAAGTATCACACTTACACTCTCTAGGTCTTGGAAGTATTGGTGGACCAGGTGGTACAGGTGGTATATCACCAATATGTTGGTCAGATCTTACAATATTATCCCCCTGATTGCCAGGATGTACGGCACCAGTATTCTTAATATTTTTTTTGGTTAATTGTTTTCTCTGTTGAGCCATAACCTAAAAATCTCCATTTTTACTTAACTTTATAACCACGAGCATTCAATAATTGAGTTTTTGAAATTATATCAACTTTACATTTAGCTCCATATCCTGAATAAGATTTAAAGGTTTCCATATCTCCCATCAAGTTTCCTTTCCACCACCATTTTTCTTGAAGATGAGGATTTCCAGCTCCATTCATATCAGGAGAACCTGCTCTGGTTAAATCTTCATCTATAGTTGGATTATAAGTAGCAGTAATAAAATACCATTCATCAAAATTCATTGGTATATGTTCATATGTGAAATTATAAATTGGTGAAGCTTCATTTGCTAATTGAGCATAAGTTTGTGTGTTATATCTATCTAAACCCAATTCTGAAGATCCTGTATTAGAATCCCTAATAGTTCCATCTTGTTCTAATACAACCAACCGAACAAATCTTTCATAATTATTTTCTTGAAATGCATATGATGGAACATTTTGACCTACGAAATCATCTTCTTTAACTGTTATAGTTTCCAATTTATATCCCATCGGATTTTTCTGCCTAACAGGATTACCATAATTAAATAAAGTTCCCTGACTAACCTTATCTTTAAATCTTACCCACTGTGTTATAGTAAATCCCTTGCTTAAATACTTTGGTTTTATCATGGTCCCATGTCTCCCGTTTCACAATGATCTGTTACCCACACACAATCAAGGAAATCTGTTGTATCTTCACATGCTACTTGGTCCAATGGTGCACAATCATCTTCTTCATCACTCATTCCAGTATCACCAGATTGATTCTCGTCAGCAGCATTATTAATTAACAATGCATCATTTAAATTTGCAATTTCCATATAGCCTTCACCTTCATCTTCATAATCATCTCTATCATCATCTGTAGTTGATTCACTTGCAAATTGTACATCTTTTAATCTATCTTGTATATCTTTATATAAAAATTCTAATGTTCTATAAGTATCACTAGCGTCATCTATAGTATTGTCTTCATTAGCTTCAACATTCAATCTCGTTACCTTAGCAAGTGAATCATCTAATGCATTATCTTGCATATATGATATACCATTAGAAGCCAAATATGCTATATATTCATCGGATTCATAATCTATCTCTCCGGTTTCTGCATTTAAATAAGGTGGAATATCACCTCTTAATAGAAAATATTCATCAAAAAAATTATTAATCCTCTGTTGTCTTGTTCGTGTTGTTGGAATTAATTCTTTAATATTAGTGTCAACTAATTGTTTAAATAATGCAGGATCTATTGATATGGAACCAGAACTAAATTCTACAAATTGGCCAACATTTGGTGGTAACCATAAATTATTAGGATATATTCCTTCATCACCAAAAGGATCCCAACCATCAGTCCAACCACCATCATTCATACTTCCAGTTATATTTCCATCATCTATATATGGTTGATCTTCAGGATTGGCATAATAATCAGATCTGAAAATCATCATCTTATCACCTGGCTCTCTACCAACAACCATCTTACCATAATCTGCACTATCCCTGTCAGTAACTATGGTTTTTTGATGTTCTGTTAAACCAGTTGGAAAACTTCCTGATTCTATCGACTTTCTGGCTATTAAATCAGCTATTTGTTCTCTTGTCATATTGGGCATATAACCTTACCTCACTATTTTAAATTCAAAGTTGTCATCATAAATTAATTCTTGACCATCTAATGTTTTTAATTTTAATAATATTTTATAAAATCTATTTGGTTGAAATGTGTTCAAGTCTTGTTTAAAATACATACTTGAACTATCAACACTAAATAAAGTATAGTCATCAAATGGTATCATAGTTTCTCCCGTAGTAACATCTACTATTGAATATGAACCACTTGTATCCGGTACATAAGAACCTGAAAAGGTTTGAACTGATGTTGACCAACTTTTTCCTATGTTTCTTGGTCTTGCACCAATTCTAAATTTAACAATTTCATCTTCTTTATATTTTGGTTTTATGCCTTTAACATATAAATAATTATCAACATCACCTGATGTATCTAATTCAGTTAAAGAACCCGTAACAGGTCCTGTTATTGGAAAATGACTATCCCATTTCACTTCTAATTTTGGTGAATAAATTGTATGAGTATCCTTTGAGAAAAATTTTAAACCCATTGTTGATGCATCATTTTCAGGTCCAGTTTCTTCACTACCACTTATTTTTAATACAAATCCATAATTTGTTAATCCACTTTCAGCAGGTGTAGTACCATCCCAAGTATCACCTTCTGAACCACTTATCCAATGATAAACTATATCTGTAACATCCATATTAATATCGGGTGACTCATAAGAAAATGATTGAGATGCTTGAAAAGTAGAACCTGTATACCAAACCCCACCAAATTGAGAACCACTACCTTCACCTACAGATCCTGATCCTAAACATCTACTACCAGATACACCTTGATTATTTTTTATTTCCCAAACAGCAGATGGATCATTTACATTTAAATGTCTCCAAGTCACACCATCAGAAAGTACTTGTTGTGTTGAATTAAGTGCAGTTCCTTCCTCCCAAGATTGTGATAAAGGAAAAGCTTCTAAACTATATTCTGATTGTAAATGTGATGGCTCACTTGAATATAATCTCAAATTAAATTTAAGATTTGAATCTCCAAAGGTACTACCTCGTGTGAGTTTTTCTAATGAGGTTGATACCTCATTGATATCAAATTGAGTTAATATTCTCGTTACACCATATACAAAACTTGAAGAAGCTGGTGCTACGGCACTTTTAAACTCTTTCTTTAATTCTAATATTTGATCACCACCAAAATTTTGTGATGAGGATAATTCACTTATCCACGAGTCTTTAAGGTTATAATAAAATTTATGCATTATGACACTACTCCTCTTATGTTATCATCTGGATTTTTTAATTCGAAAATACTCGGTGAACCTCCAGTAGGTTCCGCAGGTCTTATAACTCCATCTCCACCTGCTTCTGCCTGAAATTGTTCAAAATTATATCCAAATCCGTAAGCTTCAGTTCCAACACCTGCAACACCATTCATTGGGATCCCACTAGAATTTCGTAAATCTATACCGTGACCCAAAGTTGAACCATTTTGTGTTACTTTCACATGGTTAACATATTTAACACCTTCAATTCCATATGCTATGTTTTCTAAATCTGAAATATAAATTATCTGATTATAAATCATTTTATCTATATTAAAATAAGATTTATATTTTTCTAATATTTTTAATTTCAATTCAGATTTATTATAAGATTTATGTGCAACAACATCAAATAAAATTCCAAAATTTATAACAATACCATCTTTAATAGTCATCATATCTGTAATAGATTTATATCTAGATATAAAGTTTGCTAAATTTGATTTAGTTACATCATTAGTTGGACATAAATATTTCTTATGGTCATAAGCCAAAACATATACATCTATATTTTTATGTGTTGCTACATTACTTATATTACCACCTAATGAAGGTATAGCTGTTATAAAATTATTAATAGCTGCTATTTGTGGTGAATAGTCGGTTCCTCCTTCAGATATAGAACCTTGATCTGCAATACCTTGAATCATATTTTGGAAAGCTACTGCATCTGCAGTACCTCCTATTATAGTCGTATTATCCGCATCACTTGTATCTAAATTAAAGGCTGTACCAAAATCAGTATTTTCAGGGAATCTTGTTGCAAAACATTTTGCTACAGATCCATATTTACCTGGTAAAGACAAAATTCTAGCTTCATAATCTTCTTTTGTAACACATCTATTTTGTGTTGAGAAAAATGCTTTTGTATTGCTTCTTATTTCATTTATACTTTCACCACCTTTTCCACCTCTAGCTGGTGATGTATTTTTAACAGCTAATGATCCAACTGTAGCTGGATATGCAGTTCCCTGTAGTACGTTTTTTGCGGCAATATCTCTTATATCATTAATTGGAACATTTGAATTAACACCTCCACCAATTCTATATTTAATAGTCATAGTAGTATGGGCTGGTGATTCACCTAAAGAATTATAATTTATATTTTCTAAAGGATTTATAGCTCCTGGTAAATTACCTTGTTGGATAGAATTTACATCTTGATTTTCTAAATATAAATCTTCTAATATAGTAGTTCCACTCAAATCAGTTTTTACTAACCCATTCCCAAAAATTATTGATGTAGTATTATCTTCATTCGTTTCAATGGTATATCTTTTATTTGTAGAAAATGGAGCATCCAATTGATATGGAGCAGCTACCGAACCGCTTATATCACCAGTTAAATCTGTATATGCGGTTGCTCTTTCACCAGTTAAATAATGTGAATCTGTAAATACTCTGTCTTGTGATAGATAATCAACCTGATACCATTTATTCCCGTCTATATCCGTAACATCTAATACAGCAGTAACATTATCTTCAGGTAATGTAATTCGTCTAAATGGTATAGATTGTCCTATAGTAAATTTCATTTCTTTATTTGTACCTGATGCCGCTAACACTTTTTTTCTTAACTTATATTGATCTACCAAACCATCTGCATCAGTTGCAAATTCTTCAGGTGGTACAGATCCACTTATAGTAAAATCTACAACATCAAGTGTTTGATATTGATTATCAGATGTACCTGAACCTAAAGTCATACCAGCGTCAATAACTAAACATTTACCAAAATCAGGTCTTCTATCTAATGAATCACCAATTGCAGGTACTAATTGTGATACTTCAATTTCAACTAATGATGGAACTGAAGGTTTAACTCTATATCCCAATGTTCTTGCTATATTAATTACATTTCTTCTTTCACTAACAGTTGGTAACATTAATTCTTTAAATTGTTCATCTATATAAAAATTTAATACATCACCAACATATGCAACCAATTCAAGTAACATCATACCAGTTGATGTTTCATTGAAATCACCAAAAGAATCTGGATAATATGTTCGAATATATTGCATCAAATCCGATTTAATTCCCTGAAAGTCTCTATTTACATAATTTATATTTCTATCATTTCCATAATCTTGTGGCATATTATTCTCCTAAAATATTACCTGTATTTACCATTGGTGTTGATGTTGATGTTATATCACCTAATTCTATTTGTACAGATTCTAAATTTTTTGGTGCTGTGTTTAATAGAAAATTAATATCTACTCTCACTTGATTTGGATTTTCACCTACAGATTCATCACCACTAACAACATTAATATTAACAATAGTAATAAATGGCATCCAAAATTTAACAGCTTTTGATATATCCTCTTCTATAAAAGTTGCCAACTCTTCATCCTGTTGTTCAAATAAAATATTTCTCAAATTTACACCTAAGTCCGGTTGCATTATTCTTTCACCTGCTGTAGTATTTAATAAATTAATTAAATCAACTTTTATAGCATCCATCGTTAAATATGTAGCTTTAAAATAACCATCACCAGATCCATCTGTTGCTCTTTGAAATGGAAAATCTATTCCAATTTTTTTGTTTGGATTAGAATCATTTACATTCTTTTGTTCTAGTATAATGGCCATATTTGTCTCCTAATTATCCAGCATCTGCATCGTTAATATCTTTTTGTAAACAAACCACTTCTGATTTTTCTTTTAAGTCGCCGGATATTACTTTACCTTTTCCTATAAAAGTTAATGAACCTCCATCACCTTGTGATTTTTTTAAATTTAATTTTTGAGTAATCTCACCGCTAGCGTCACCCTTACCAGTTCCATTAATCTTTCCATCACCAAAAGATTTACCAGTAACAGAACCCGGTCCTAAACTTCCGACTACTGCTGCACCAGGATTTGTACTAACCGTACTATCAAGCTTAGTAACTTTAACATCACTTTTCGTTTTTAATTTTAACGGACCAGCAGTACTTATTTCATCAACATGTAAATCTGTTTCTAATTCTATTACTCTAAATTTTATAGATGTAATAAAAATTTGTATAGCTTTACTTATACCCTCGGCCAATTCAGGAATATTACCTTTATCTTCTGGATTTCCCTGTGCTTTTAAAAATGCCTTTTCTATATTTTTAGCTAAACCCATTCCAAACTTCCTCCATATTGCCTTTTTAATTATATCTTGTATGTCTGGCATTATCTACAGAATCCCATACTATACTCGTTTTTTGTAACTATCTTTTAATATCTTTGAAAAATCTTTATTAAATATATCCTTAACTTCCTGTGGTGCGTTCGGTGAAACTAATTGATCCGATATATTACCACCTCTGGCTACCTC